TAGAACCTGGATGTTCAGCACGATAGGATGCAATACCCTTACGGTTAAGTCCACCTTTTGGATCTTTACCAGCAGAACGTTGCCATGCTGGTGATTCTTCTAAAAATTCTAGGAAAGATTTCATTTTTTCTTCTTTTTCTTTTCTATTGTTCCGCCAATGTTATCTTTTGGATTTTGCATTGGTTCCTTATTAGTTGATCCTGGTGTAGCACCCATGTCATTTGCACCTGGATCATCAATAGCTTCTTTTTTAATTTTAATATTCTTTCTAAATTTCTTAAAAATATTATCGTAACTGTTATCTAACGGATTAGGCGAACCACCTGAAGGCATTCCTGTATTTCCAGGATATTGAAAATTATAATCTATGCTCTCACTGGATATTGGATTACCTATTCCTGCACCACCAGTTAAACCTGATCCATTTGTACGAGTATTCCATGTAGCACCAATACCATCAGTACTTTGGATACGAGAATCTTTTAATGATTTATCACCAAACTTCTTGGCTCTTACTTTGTCTTTGTCTTTGGAGAAGTTGCTTTCTTTTGGCGTGGGGAAGATTTGGAGCTTTGGCTGGTTTTCTTCGGAGTAGGTTTTGAAGGTGTAACTTCCACGTTTTTTGTTGGCGTCCCACTTGATGTTGTCTGCGTTAGGGTCTCCGGCACGGTTGTCGGGGGTAATGTCTCCTGGACCTGCGGCTGTTGGACCAACTGATTTTCTGAGTTTGATGGATTTGTTTTCGTTGAACCGGTGAACAAACCTAGAAGTTTTCTTAACATAGTCATTTTCCTTAAATAAAGAATTAATTGAATCTCTTATATTTAGCTGCCCATGGTTTTCTAACCACATATTTGCCGTTTCAGTATAAGATTTACCACCAAAGAAGTCATCAACATTTTGATAAGTAAACGTGATATCTTCCTGTATTGATTCTAGTGCAACACTATTATCAAAATTTACAAATCGTTCAAAGTTCTGACGATATGCTTCTTTACTTGATTGAGCCAGTTCCCATTTCTCATGTCTGATAGATTCAGACACCATTTTGGTTAATCGTTCATTTCTTTGTTGACTAGCTTCATTAGTTGTGTCAACAAAAACAATCATTGATTCGTAACCAAGTTCTTCCAACTCTTCCTTGATTGTAATCATTCTGTAATGGTCATCAGCAGGACCATTGATGATTAAAGGTAAACGAGAACGAATTGCTTCCCTACGATAATCTTTTGTTGTTTCAGATAACTTTTGTTTATCCATCAAATAGTCAAAAGCTTGAACTGAATTGATTTCAACGGCACCTTGATGTGGAATAGATTCACGAATGACAACATCCTTACCAGAACCTGGTCCACCAGTCACAAATACTGCTTTGAACAAACCGTGATAGGATGATTCGTGTAGACCCATACCAGAACGAGTATCGTGCATCAATTCTTTTGTATGACTGTCTGATACATGAGATGGAACACCTTGTCTAAAAGACTTGATATCTTTATTTTTAGCATGTTGACGCATCTTGGTACCAGACATACCAGATGTTCCTTCTGCATCTGGATCACGGCTACCAGCAGAATGAACTGTAATCTTTTTAAAATTGTATAAAGCACTTGGATGTGTGCCGTTGTATTTGTTTAACTTTTCTTTCACTTCTGGAACACGGTCAGAACCAACTACCATATGTAGATGTGTTACACCTTGTTTGTGTAATTTAGCTGCATGATGTAGAAATGAAGGATGTTCTTTGTCAGATGCTGCAAAATTATTACCAGGTGAGTATCTCTTGAGGTGTTTAATTTTTTGTGTAGCAGATAAAGGATTCTTATTCTTATCTTGTGAATGTGATGTTACAACAGTATGACCAGCATTATGTTTCGCAGCAACTTCTTTGACCTTATCAATAACCTTCAGGTGGCCAGTTGTAGGAGGATTCATACGACCAAAGGTCATAACGTGGTGAACATCACCACTTTTATCTTCCTGCAATAAATCTAAAAAGGATTTCATTTACGGACTTTTAACAAATTCTGTCTAGCAAATTCCGGACGATTAACCAACTTAGTAGGTTCATTATCGTGATGAATAACAAAACCTTCAGGTTTAGATTTCTTACCTTCAATATGATGTTGGTAATTACCTTCATGTGTTTCTAATGAACTAACCAAATGATTTTTAGCTTGTCCTAAATGATGATGCATAGTCAATAGATTGCCATAATGTGACTTGTTTTTCTCAACATGAGCAATTTGTTTGGCGCCTTCACCAGTTTTTTCAGCCTTAGCTTTTGGTGTTTTGACTTTGGCTGCTGCCTTTTCATGTACATCCTTTAGATGTTCTTTGAAACCTTTGACAGAAGGAACTTCATTGGTACGAACCGTCTTATTGATATATGTTGATAAGTGGCCGTTTTCACCGGAGTGTGATGGATGAACGGCATCATACATTTTGTGGCCATGTGTATCATGGATTTCTTTGGCAGCTGCCATGTGTTTCTGAAAACCATGTTCATTTGCAGGAGAATGTGTTACTTTACTTGTGTCATGTTCTGCACCGTGGTGGTGGACATCTGGATGTTGTTTAAAATTTTCGTGGTCAACATGAGGAGTAGCAGTTTTCATGTCAGCACTATATTTGCTGTGAACTACTACACCAACTTTAGACTTGTTAATCTTTTTTGCTTCATCACCGTGTGCGGTATATGTGATTGTATTTGGTGTAAAAGAAACTTTGTTTTTTGCAGCTTCAAACAAATGTTCTTCTTTTAACATTTTATTATCAGCATGATGCATCAGGTCACCTTGGTAAACACCAGTCTTAGGTGTTACTTTTGGTAGATGTTTGAGAGCGTGCTTAAGTGATGTTACGAGACCAGGTGCATGACCGTGGTTACGTTCAATGTCTTTATCTGTATGGTTAATCTTCGGATTCTTATTGAAGGCTGACTTGGTGGCAACAAAGAATTTACCATTTGATGGGTGATGACCAAAAACAATAGATGGAGAACCATCATATTTCATGGACAAATTACTATTCTTGGCACCGGCCGTAATGTGAGCATGTGCCTTCATCAAGGCTTCGTGAGCATGTTCGAAACCAGCATGGCCATGCATCAATGGTCGGTCTTCCGCATGGTGTATGTGTTTAAGTTCGCCGCCTTCGGCTTCTTCTTTTAGAAATGATTTGAAATTTAACATATTTTTACTTTCCGTTATCTGTGTGTACCATGTGTTCTGATTTATCAGAATAATGGACATCTTTATGGTCTTCACTCGACAAATTAACTGTTCCTCTTGGGGAGTGATTTGCTGGTCTTCCACCAGCAGAAACCGTTACATTAGCTACAGGCATTTTTTTACCGGTCTTTTTATGTATACCATGTATTGTTACAGCTGTAGAAGTGCTGTGTGGATCTACATGTAAACTATGAAAATGGTCAAGATACTCATGTACGTGTTTATGTAAGTCATAAGTTTGATGTGATTTTTCTTCGCCAGCCTTTGTCTTATGTGTTGGTGCATAGGTTATTTGTCTGGAAACAATATGTTTTAGATGTGTTTTAGGTGAAACAGCATCAGTTATTGTTTTATGTAATTCATGTTCTGTTTTCTTGTGAAGTGCCTGTCTCATAGTATGTGAAACACTTTTATTCAATTGTTCGGAAGAATGTTTAATTTCTGCTGCTTTGGCTTGTTTTTCTTTATTTCCAGAATCTCTTAATTCTTTATACTTTTCGTGTGAGTTACCTTTATCTGATGGTAAATTGGCCTTCACTGTTTTTTCGTGTTTTGCTACATGCTTTTGTAAATCGGCGTGTGAAGCTCCTGTGATTCCGGCCATACCCGCAACACCAGGATTGGAATAATTAACTTTTGAATGTCCAGTTTTTACAGAAATGGCTACCTTATTTTCATTTCTTTCTTTACCACTTTTAACAACAGCTTCATTTAATCTTTTATGTGTTTTACTTGTTGTTAGAATTAAATCTGCACTATTATTTGAATCGTGTGTACCCGTTTCACTCTCATGGTCACTTGGTTGAGATGCCCAAACAGTTCTAGTTACCGTACCATGACCATGTTTTTGTAAATGTGCTCGAATGTGTTTTGCGGCATCTTGTGATACTTTTTGGCGGGCTTTATATACTGCGTTTTTCTTATAATCTGCGCCGTGTTTAGAGATTGAGGCGGCATGGTGAATTTCGCCTGGTGTTTTGCCTTCGGCACGATAACTAGTCATATGTACGCCACCATTAAGGTGTTGACCTAATTCCAATTCCCTTACTTTACCTTTAGTATCAGCTTCTTCACCCGCAGCTTCTAGAATCAAATCAGATTTGAGTAATTCAATCTCATTTGAATGTGTTAAAAAACTTTTCATTTATTTACCTTTAGAAATGCAACACACTTTGGTTGCCTGTAAGGTTATTTATAATAGATTATACCAGAGACCAACAAAAATGTCAATTGTTCGATCCGATATATAGTTGTCAATAATGTTCGATTTGACCGTTGCTTGCCAACCAGCCCCAACAATGAATCTTATCAAATTCAACCAAATACTCTTTCGGTATGTTTACCCAATGAGCATGTTCGGTGTCAATTTGAACAAGTGTTGATAGATTCTTCTGTATTACACCAAGGTAATTGTCCAATAATGAAGTACAAAATGAGAACATTCTGGTAATAAACAAGTTTTCAGGACCATTAGTCAGCCAAGTTGGAATTGCCTTTTTAAAGACATATTTACCAAATAGATTATCATATTCTCTTATATCAAAGGTATCTTCCAGTTCTGACCTAGCGGAGAATTTAAAGATTCTTTTTACATCTTTTAGTAAATTATTGTGTTTCAAAGTGTGTAATGTGAAGAACAATAAGAGATTTTCTGCATGACTTTTCAATTGGTTTTCTGAGCATTTTCTCACTTCTGGTTGTTCCGACAGGTCAACATAAGCATTACATAAACCAGCAATAGCCTCTTTTTCTAGGTCGGAGACTGGTCTAAGTGATACGTCAGAGAACACAATGAATGCTTCTGGTACCTGTTTTCTTACAGATTTTAATGAAGCAATGGTCTGAGCAAACCTGTCACCATCACTAAAAGCACCCATATTAG